ATGTCGTGTACATCCGCGGCTCGGAGAGCGTCAGGATTCCCGCGACGGTGGGCCGCACGGTGTTCGAGGTCGAGGACTCGCACGGCGTGCTGCGCTGGGAGAGCCGCGACTTCATCGTGAGCGCGTGCGACCTCGTTCTCGGCGCGCTGCCCGTGGTCCCCGCGAAGGGCGACCTGATCGAGGAGCGCTCGTGCGACGGGACCGTTCGCACATACGAGGTGACGGCGCCAGGGCGTGAGCAGGAGTGGAAGTACGCGGACACGGCACGGCTGCTGATCCGCGTGCACACGAAGCTGAGGGTGACGGCATGACGGCGACGCCAGCACAGGTCGGAGACGCGGTGCTTGCGGCGGTGACGGGGCTCGGTCTGTCGAGCGCGTACACGGCGGTCCGCTCGTTCTGGCCCGAGCGGAAGCCCGAGGAGCTGCTGTCGCTGAACCTGACGGTGATGCCGCGTGCGATCGAGCGCCGCGCGGAGACGCGGGTCTCGGAGCGCATCGACTACTCGGTCGATGTGATGGTGCAGCGGAAGGTCGACCAGACGCAGCGGGATGCGGAGATCGCGCTCCTGAGCGCGGATGTGGAGAAGGTGGCGGACGCGCTGTACGCGCTCCGCGCGGGAACGACGGGATTCGTGTGCGTGGGCGTGACCATCGACCCGATGGTCTCGCCCGCTCACATGCAGGAGCATGGCGTATTCACAGGGGTTGTCACCGCACGGCTTCGCGCCGTCGGCTGAACAGGAGGGATGAGAGATGGCCATTCGAGTCGGACTTGAGGGATCGCTGAAGCGCGGCACGGCGGGAACCGCCATCGGCACGCTGACCGCGGTGAACAATGTGAAGGACCTGACCCTCTCGATGGAGAAGGGCGAGGCCGACACCTCGACGCGCGCGGCCGGCGGCTGGCGCACGACGCTCGGCACGCTGAAGAGCGCGACGCTTGAGTTCGGCATGAACTTCGATGTCGCCGACGCGGATGTCGACGCGTTCCAGGCGGCGTTCCTCAACAACACGATCATTGCGCTCGCGGTTCTCGACGCTGCGACGGGCGAGGGCCTGATCGCCGACTGGACCGTGACGGGCTTCACGATCGAGCAGCCGCTCGAGGACACGCAGACGGTGAGCGTGACCTGCAAGCCGGCGTATGTCTCGCGCAACCCGTCGTGGCACACGCCTACCTGATAGGGGGAATCTGAACGATGCACGGATTCAAGGACTCGGCGAATCGGTACTGGGCTGTCCGCGTGGATGTCGGAGCGGTGAAGCGCGTGCGCGCGGCGCTCGGCGTCGACCTGATGCAGGTGGCGGAGAGGAAGAACGCGGAGGGCGGGCGCGAGCCGGGGGTGCTGGAACGGCTCGCGTCCGACCCCGTCCTCCTCGTGGATGTGATCTATGTGCTGTGCCGCGATCAGGCGGAGGCGCAGGGGGTGAGCGACGAGAACTTCGGCGCGACGATGGCGGGCGACGCGCTCGACCACGCGGTGAAGGCGATGCTCGGGGCGATCGTGGATTTTTTCCCGAACCCTCGCGAGAGAGCCGCGCTCAAGAGGGTCCTCGCGGCGGCGGAGCTGGAGGCGGATCGGGCGCGCGACAGGATGGAGGCGCTCGTCGAGGAGAAGCTGGCGCCGAGTCCTGCTGGCGGTTCGTGGCCGAGTCGGCGGCCATCGTCGGACTGAGCCCCGACGATTGGACCTTGCGCGAGCTCGCGTGGATGCACGACGCGAAGTCGCGTAGCGAGTGGAACCACACGGCGTCGATCATGTGCCTGATCGCGAACGCGCACGGCGGCGGCAAGGGGCGGAAGTTCACGGTGGACGACTTCCACCCGTTCGCGAGGCGGAGCAAGGCTCCCGAGATGCGGATCTCGGCCGGGGCCTTGAAGGGGATCTTCGGACTGTGAGGAACGATCGACGATGACCTGCGACGCGATCAACACCCGACTCGTCCCCGTGTGGAACGCCGCGATCAAGGCGGGCGTCGACTGGCGCTTCTCGATCAGGATGCGCGACGAGAGCGGCGCGCCGATCGACCTGACGGGCTGCGCGCTCCGCTGGGCGATGCGGCCGAGCTTCGACTCGGCGACGCTGACGGCGTCGATGTCGACGACCGACGGCCGCATCACGGTGGACGCGGTGAACGGCGTCGTTTCGTTCCACCTGCCTAAGTCGGTGACGGCTGCGCTCGCGGGTCGGTTCGTTCATGACTGCGAGATGGAGTGGCCCGGCGGGCTGGTCGACTCGCTGTGGGAGGGCGCGGTCACGGTGGGCCGCGAGGCCGCGCGGGGGACGATCCCATGAGCGCGACGAACACGGGCTGGCGGCTGATGCTCCTCGACGCGCCGCAGGTGAGCCTGTCGCTCGAGACGAGCCCGATCCTGATGGAGCTTGTGTCGCCGGGCCCGCAGGGCGCAAGCGCGGCCGGCGGCGCGGTGACGAGCGTGAACGGCGCGACGGGCGCGGTGGTGCTCGGCGCCGCGGATGTCGGCGCTGCGGCGACGGTGCACGGCCACGCGATCGCGGATGTGAGCGGCCTCCAGACGGCGCTCGACGGCAAGGCGGCGTCGAGCCACACGCACGGCGTCGGCGATGTGACGGGGCTCGGGACGGCGGCGACGCGTAATGTCCCATCGACGGGCAACGCTGGCCCATCGGAGGCGGTGCTGGGCTCCGACACCCGCCTGACGAACGCGCGCACGCCGACGGCGCACGCATCGAGCCACTCGTTGGTCGGCGACGATCCGATCGACGCGCTCGCCATCGGCGCGGCGCAGGCGGTCCACTCGCATGGCAACATCACCTCGGACGGCCGCATCGGAACGACTGCTGGTCGCCCGATCATCACTGGCACGGGCGGAGCCGTGACAGTCGGGAACTTCGGCACGAACGCGGGCCAGTTCTGCGAGGGCAACGACTTGCGGCTGAGCAACGCGCGTACGCCGACCGCGCACGGCTCGACGCACGCGGCAGCTGGCACCGACCCGCTGACGGTGAGCGCGACGGATCGCATCCTCGGCCGCGCGAGCGCGGGCGCTGGCAGCGTCGAGGAGATCATCTGCACGGCGTGGGCGCGCGGGCTGCTCGACGATGCGAACGCGGCGACGGCGCGCACGACGCTCGGGCTCGGAACTACCGACAGCCCGCAGTTCACGGCGGTCGCGCTTCTGAGCGGCGAGACGATCGCGAACACCGTCGACGGCCGCGTCGACATCCTGCCGAAGCCGAACGCGTCGAATCAGGTCGGCGTGACATTCGACATGACGAGCATCTCCGATGCCGTCAGGATCGGAACATTCCGCACCTCGAACAACGCGCTGAACGACGGCCGCGTGCAATGGGATGTGCCGATTCAGACGGGGAACAATGTCACGACCATCTGGGGTGCGTGGCAGTGGGCGGGCGTGCGCATGGCGACGGGCAGCAGCATCCCCGCCACGCTCCAGTTCGGCGTGACGAACTACAACGGCGGCCCCGGCGACCTGAACGGCAACCATGTCGCCGCGCTGATGTCGTACTCGCATCTCGGCAACGCGAACCGCCGCCCGACCACGCTCTTCACCGACCCGCAGTGGTTCGTCTACTCGGCGGACGCGACGCAGCCGAACGACTTCGTTCGGATGTGGCACGACCAGACCGACGGCAACATCGAGAGCGGGAACGGTGATCTGCGGCTGTCGGCGCCGAACGGGAATGTGCGCGCAAACGGGAACCTGATCCAGAAGCGGATCACGAGCGGGACGGCAGCGCCGACAGGAGGGGTGGATGGCGACATCTACTTGCAATACACATGAGCATCGTGCTTGAGGCTGAGCAGCCCGTGCGCTGCTCGTCTGGATATGTGGTGGTCGCGTCTGGCACATTCGAGCCTCTGTCGCTCGTCGGCTGCCGCCGCGTGACGGACGAGACGGGCGTGCCCACCTGCGCGTTCCTTGCTGGCGATGTGGTGCGGGATCAAACGGAGAATCAGGCATGAAGGTCGCAGTCGAGCAGGTGTTCAACGGATCGCTCTCGCAGGTCGCCGTCGGCGGCGCGTACGACGCCACGAAGATCAACCGAGGCAAGCACACGGGCCAGTTCAACCTCGGCGCTGGCGATGTCGACAAGTTCGTCGGCCCCGCGCCTGCCGGCGTGGCGAACCTCGCCGAGTCGTCGCTCGCGATCCCGTCGCAGTTCGTTCATCCCGTGAAGATCACCGACGACCTGTTCTGGATATTCGGCTCGGATGTGGCGGCCGCAGCGGCCACCCGCCGCGTGCAGCTCTGGACATGGGTGCCGTCGACGAACACCTACACATTCGTCGGCGCGATCACCTGCACCTTCCCCGCGGCGACGGCGCACACGGTCCGCGGCCTTCGCGCGATCCTCGAGAACTACACCACGGGCACGGCTGGCGTGAGCGGCACGGCGGTCACGGGCAGCGGCACGGCGTGGCTGACTGGCCTCTCGGTCGGATCGCGCATCGGATTCGGCTCGACCGACCCGACGCAGATCACGACCTGGTACCAGATCAGCGCGATCGGCTCGGACACGAGCATCACGCTGACGGCATCCGCGGGCACGGTCGCGTCTGGAACGCCGTATGTGATCCAAGACCTGATGATCGTTCAGGCGACCACGAACGCGACGGCGACGAACGGCGGTCTGTTCGTGACGAAGGGCCTCCAGTACGCGGACTTCCAGAACCCCGCCACGACGATCCCCGCGGCGACCACGGTCGACAAGATCAAGGCGTGCTACTGGCTGAAGGACGCGGCGACGATCACGAACGATGTGATCGGCGGGTGCGCGCTCGGCGACCGCGACTCGTGGACGCAGCAGTATGTGTACGCGACCGAGGGCGCTGCGACCTCGCTGGCGATCTACCGCTACAACATCCGCGCGCCGCTGACGCTGACCGCAGGCGCGGCGACGCTCACGGGCTCGGACATGGTGGTGACGGGCAACCAGACCGTCACGGGCAACATCTCGCAGGCGAACAACGGCCGCGTGGCGACGCTCCAGCACGGAGCGGGCGCCGGCGTCGCGTCGCTCTACCTGTTCACCACGACCCGCATCCTGCGCGTCCCGCTCGCGAGCGTGGTTGCGGCGAGCACGACATTCGTCGCGGACTCGATGAGCGAGGTCCCGCCGGGCGGCACGAACACGAGCGTCGCGACGGGCGGCTTCACCTCGCTCGATGTGGCGGGCTCGCTCGACAAGCTGGTCGTGACGGGCGCGGCGTCGACGGGCACGGTCTATGTGACCGACTACTACACGGGCGGGCAGCAGATCGACCGCCGCGGTGGCTGCCTGACGGCGCAGCTCGCGTCGGCGCTGCGCGACACGGACAGCCCGATCTTCCCCCACACGATCGCGGCGAATGTGCCGTTCGTGTGGGTCGAGGACGGCTGGCTGTTCTGGATCTACGCGCAGGCGGCGACCACGAACCTCAACGCGCTCACGGTCTACCCGCTCGCGGCCGACCTTGAGTTCCAGGCCGATGTCTCGAACCGCGTGATCTGCCCGAAGATCTCGCTCGGCGCGGCGCCGTCCAAGTTCTACCGCGCGCTCGTCAACTGCGTCGAGAACCTCGGCGACAACACGATGGGCCTCGCGCCCGACATGTACCTGCTCGAGTACCGCACGGCGGGCATCGACGACAACACGGGCGGGTGGACGGCGGTCCCGCAGAGCGGCGACCTGTCGGGCGTGAGCGCGGCGGCGAACATCCAGTTCGCGTTCCGCTTCCGCACGGCTGGCGTGGTGATGCTGCCCGCGCGCATCCTGTCGCTCGCGCTCCTCTACGAGACCGCGGACGACCTGCCGAGCCAGTACCGCTGGAACTTCGGCGACTTCAACGCGTCGAACGGCACCTTCGCGTGGATTCAGTCCGCGCTGTTCGGCTCCACGCCGGGAACGCACACGATCGAGATCTACCGTGCGGACACGAACGCGCTGGTCCTGACGCAGGCGAGCACGGGCACGACGAACGGAACCTTCGAGTACTGGAACGGGTCGGCGTGGGACAGCGGGATCGGAGCGGACACGGTGGGGCGCCGCAGGCGCTTCGTCCCGACGGGCTCGCTGCCGGGCGGCGTCGACCTCTACGCGAAGCTGGTGGTGGCGTGATGGCGCTTCTCGGGGGCAGCGGCGCGGCTGCGATGGCACGCGATGTCGGGACGGCGGGCTCGGTGCAGGGATTCCGCGCGAGCGGCTCCGCGCTCCACGGCGCACGGCTCGCATCGGCGCTCGCGTCGACGGTTCGCCAGCAGGCGGGAGCGGGCTGGGCGCAGCTCGCGCAGGCGGCCGCCGCGGCGAACAAGCACTGGGTCCGCGTGAGCGGCGTTTGGAAGGAAGCGACGACCTGGATTCGCGTCGGCGGCCTGTGGAAGACCGCGACGCCGAAGTTCAACGACGGAGGCACATGGCGATGACACCTGAACTGACCTTCATCTCGGTGATCCTCGGCGCGGTGGTGGCGCTCATCACCATCGTCTCGACGATCCTCGGCGTCGGGTGGAAGCTCGGCAAGATCGCGAGCGGGATTCGGCTGGAGATCGCCGAGATCAAGGGAATGATGGGCGTGTCGAGCGAGCGCATCGCGCAGCTCGAGCGCCGCGTCGAGTCGATCGAGAAGACCTGTCACGGCAACGCGGCCTCGTGCCGCAGGAAGGCGAAGACACGATGAAGCCCGGCTACAAGACCACGGAATTCTGGCTCTCCCTCGCGGCGATGATCGTCGGCGCGGCGCTCGCATCTGGCGTGTTCGAGACCGACTCTGGCGGCGACCGCA